ATGGGCGGCTGGACTGAAGCCTGGTCCCAGACCTCCACGGTCCGGGCCAGGTTCTCCCAGCCGACCGCCACGGAGCGCACGGTGGCCGACCAGTCGGGCGCCCTACTGACGCACGTGGCCTACCTGGAGCCTGACGCCCCTGTCCGGCGTGGTGACGAACTGCGCCAGCCTGGCCGGACCTTTGAGGTCCTGGCCGTCTTCGAACCTTCCGAGCCTGGCACCTACCTCCGTGCGAACTGTGAGGTACACCAGGCCGCCACATAGGAGGCCCGCATGTCTGCTGAAGTTGTGGGCCTCCGCCGGGCCCTGGTCCGTATCGGAACACTCCCCGCCCGCATCCGTGACGCTCGGGAGGAGGTCCTGACCGACTGGGCCGACGAGACCCGGAACGCTGCGAAGAACCGCGCCCCGGTCCGCTCCGGCGAACTGAGCAACTCGATCGAGGACCGGAAGTTCCAGGACGCTGCGTACGTCGGCGTCTACAAGCCGGAGCAACTGGAGTACGCGGAGTACGTGGAGAAGGGCACGTCCTCCATGGAGGACCAGCCGTACCTAGTCCCGGCCTTCGAGTGGACCACGAACCGGGAGAACATCGCCCGCAAGTTGCGTGCCGCCATTCAGCGGCGGGTGCTCTGATGGCTACCGCGCTGCGTCCGCTCCAGACGGCCATCTTCGGGAAGCTGTCGGCGTCTGCTGACCTCACGTCCCGCGCGGGCGTGTACGACGAAGTCCCGGAGCCTGCCCCCTTCCCGTACGTCTCCTTCGGCTCCATCACGGAGACCCCTTCCGACGCGCACGACCGCCAGGGCCTGGACGTCCTGGTGGTGCTCCATGTCTGGTCGAAGGCTCCTGGCATGGGTGAGGCGTACGACGTCTTCGCCGCCCTGGACGCCGCCCTGGACCGTGTCCCCCTGACCGTCCCTGGCTTCACGGATGTCTCCATCCGTCACGAGCAACACCAGGCCCTGAAGGACCCGGACCCTGACGTCCGGCACATCAATGCCCAGTACCGGGTCTGGCTGACCCGCAACACGTAGGAGGTACCGGCATGGCCGGAATCGACGCCTTCGGAATCGCCTTCCAGCGGTCCGACATGGCTACCCCTGGACCCGCTGTCTTCACCGCGATTGGCAACGTCACCAGCGTGTCCGGTCCGGAGATTGAGCGGGAGACGTACGACGTCACCGCGCACGACAGTGAGGACGGCTGGCGGGAGTTCATCGGCGGACTGAAGGACGCCGGAGAGGTCTCCGTGGAGCTGAACTACGACCCCGTCAAGCACGACGAACTAGTGGCCGACTTCGACGACGCGAAGGCCCGGGACTACAAGCTGGTGTTCCCCCAGGGGAAGGGCTCCTGGGCGTTCCAGGCGTTCCTCACCGGCTTCTCCCAGGAGGCCCCCGTGGACGACAAGCTCTCTGGCGAACTGACTTTCAAGGTCACCGGTAAGCCGACTATCACCCCTGGAGTGTGACCCTGATGTACCTGTCCGCTGACGACATCCTGAACGCTGACGACCTCCCGAAGGAGCCGGTATCGGTCCCTGAGTGGGGCGGCACTGTCCTGGTCCAGGGCATGTCCGGCACCGACCGCGACCGCTTCGAGTCGGCCATGCTGAATGACAGCATGGACGGGATCGCGAAGGACCGCGCCATGGAGATGTACCGCGCCCGCCTGGCCGCCGCGTGCATCGTGGACGAGTCCGGTAAGCGGCTCTTCCAGGGCGCTGCGATCAAGCGTCTGGGCGAGAAGTCGGCCCAGGCCCTGTCCCGTGTCGTGGAGGTCGCCTCCCGCCTGTCGGGTCTGACGGACTCCGACGTCCAGGAGCTGACGGGAAACTGACGTCCCGCCCTGAGCGGCTCTTCTACTTCCGCCTGGCCGGGCATCTTGGCATGACGGTCCGGGAACTCCTCGCGCGCACCACGTCCCGTGAACTCACGGAGTGGCAGGCGTACGAGAGGGTCTCGGGCCCGCTGGATGCCCGGCTTCGGACCGACATTGCGGCTTCGATCCTCGCTGCGACGGTGGCGAACTCCGCTGGCGGAAAAAAGCGGGCGAAGCCTGCCGACTTCATGCCTGTCTGGTTCAAACGGAAGAGGACGCCTGAAGAGATCTGGCAACAGGTCATGAAGGCGAACGCTGCCCTGGGCGGGGCCATCGCTTCCCCCGAGTAGGAAGGGGGTGTCCAGTGGCCACGCTGGCATCTCTAACGGTGCGGCTGGGCATCGACACAAACCCCCTGGCTACGGGCGCCCGCCGCGCCATGGCCTCCGTCCGTTCGCTGGCGTCCACCATGGGAACGACGCTGGCCAACGGTGCCCGTGCGGGTGCGGCTGGCGCAGGCAAGGCACTGGGCCTGTTGCCCGGCATGATGAAGGCGGTGTCCATCGGGGCCGTGGGTGCCGCTGGCGCCCTGGCTGCGGTGCCCCTAGCCATCGTCGGCCTGGGTGTGATGGCAGCGGCCCAGACGGACCAGGTGAAGACGGCGTTCACCGGCCTGAAGGAACACGTCACGACTCAGATGCAGTCGCTTGCCCAGCCCATGGTCAAGCCGCTGGCTGACGCTGCGGGCCAGATGAAGGGCATCTTCGACAGCATCGCGCCCCAGCTCGGGAAGATGTTCCAGGCCGCCGCACCCATGATTCAGCCCCTGGTGGCTGGCATCGGGGACCTGGTCAAGGGCCTGGTGTCCGGCATGGTCCCGATCATGGAGAAGGCCCAGCCTCTGGTAGAGACCCTGGCCCAGGGCTTCGGTCAGGTCGGTGACGCCCTGGGCGGCTTCCTGGAGGGTCTGTCCGGCGGCATGGGCGGCGCGTCGGATCTCTTCGCTGGCCTGTTTGATGCGGTCGGCGCGCTCCTCCCCACGCTGGGCCAACTGATGGGCGAATGCCTGAAGATCGCTGGCCCGGTCCTGGGCAAGTTGATGTCTGGCCTGGGTCCCGTCATCGAGCAACTGGGCGCCGCCCTGATGCCCGTGATTGAAGCGCTGGGCCCGGTCATGGATGCCCTGGTTGACGCCGTCCTGGCGCTCCTCCAGGCGTTCCTCCCGATCCTGCCCGTCATCTCCTCCCTGGTGGTGGCGCTCCTCCCCGCCCTGGTCCCGATCATCCAGGCCCTGGTCCCCGTCTTCGGCGCCCTGGGCGAGATCATCGCGGCCCTGATGCCGATCCTGATTCCTCTGATCGCGATCGTGGCGAAGCTGGCGGCCATCCTGGGCCAGTACCTGGTGATGCTCATCAACACCGTGGTACTCCCGGCGATCAAGGCCATTGCGGCGATCCTGCGGGGCGACTTCGGCCAGGCATGGGAGTACGCGAAGCAGGCCCTGTCCGGCGCGATCAAGTTCATCATCTCCCTGGTGACGAAGCTGCCCCAGCAGATCTGGGCGGCGATCAAGCCGCTGGTTCAGAAGGTCTGGTCCGTCATGAAGGAGGCTGGCTCGAAGGCCGTCTCCGCCGTCACGGAGTGGATTGGCAACGTCGTGAAGTGGGTCAAGTCCCTTCCGGGCAAGGCGAAGTCAGCCCTGGGGAACATCGGCTCCACGCTCCTGGACGCCGGTAAGAAGCTGATCATGGGCTTCATCAACGGCATCAAGAACATGTTCGGCAACGTGAAGTCCACCCTGGGCTCCCTGACGTCCAAGCTGACGTCCTGGAAGGGCCCGGAGCGGCTGGATAAGAAGATCCTGACGCCCGCTGGCCGCATGGTCATCCAGGGCTTTCAGAAGGGCATCGGCGCCCAGGCTCCGTACTTGCGCAAGCAACTGAACGGCCTGACGTCGGACCTTCCCGGGATGACTGCGGACATCACGCCGAAGGGCGTCATCAACGCGTCCACGCGCAACGAACAGAAGGTTGTCTTCGACGTCACTGGGGCGGACGAAGACATGAAGCGGCTCATCCGCCGCATCGTCAAGACCCAGGGTCGCGGCAACGTCCAGACGGCCTTCGGGACCTACTGAGAAAGGAGGGGGCCGTGGCCTTCCCTCTCGACATCCGCACGGAGCTTCACCTGGCTGGAGCCTGGACCGACATCTCCCCTGACGTCTACGTCCGGGACCAGAAGGTCATCTCTCGCGGACGCCGGGACCAGGGCGCCGCCACGGACCCCTCCTCTCTCTCCCTGACTCTGAACAACCGGGGAGGCAAGTACGCCCCGCGCAATGCCATGTCGCCGCTGTACGGCCTGATTGGGCGTAACACGCGCGTGCGTGTGAGCGTGCCTGGCCTCTCCTCCTCGTACCTCCAGATGGAGGCTGACGGCGCCCAGACGGTGTCCACGCCGGACGCTGCCCCTCTCGACATCACGGGGGACCTGGACGTCCGGGCGGAGCTGGCCGCCAACTGGTACGGGCCTGACAACCAGACCGTCATCGGCAAGTGGGACGCTGCGACGAACCAGCGGTCCTACCTCCTCCGCATTGAGAACGGCGCCCTGTACTTCCATGTGTCCGGCGACGGCGGGGCGGCTAACGCGTGGTGGTTTGGTCGGACGCTCCCGCGCCTGCCCCAGCGTGCCGCCCTGCGGGCCACGTACAGGGCCGCCTCCAGGACGATGGAACTCTTCTGGGCGGAGTCCCTGGCCGGTCCCTGGACGTCCATCCGTGGCCCGTACGTCCTGGGCGCCACGGCCCCTACGGTCCTCTTCAACTCTTCGGCGCCGCTGGCTGTCGGCCTGGTGGACGCGTCGGCCAACCCGAAGTTCCCGCGCATGCCGTTCTCCGGCCGTGGCTACCGCTTCGAAGTGCGCTCCGGCATTGACGGCACGATCGTGGCGGCCCCTGACTTCACGGCCCTGGCGCCTGGCACGAAGGCGTTCACGGACTCCGCTGGTCGGCCCTGGACGCTGGCTGGCGGGACGGAGGTCCGGGACCGGGAGGACCGCTTCCTGGGTGAGATCTCCTCCTGGCCCACGGAGTGGTCCCTGGACGGCTCCGACGTGTGGACCCCCATTCAGGCGTCCGGCATCCTGCGCCGCCTGGGCCAGGGACAGAAGCCGCTCGATTCGACGCTCCGGCGCCGCATCCCGTCCGGCAACCCGGTGGCCTACTGGCCGATGGAGGACGACGGTACGACCACGCGCGCGTACTCCCCGCTGCCTGGCGTGGAGCCTGCCTCTGTGACCGGCCTGGAGTTCGCCTCCGCGTCGGACCTGGTGTCATCGGCCCCGCTCCCGAAGCTGACGGCTGACGCGTCGCTGGCGGCCCCCATTCCGTCCACGATGCCGTCCGGCGCCTACCAGGTGGAATTCCTGTACAACGCTGACGACAAGCCGCCCACGGACGACTACCCGGAGGTCATGTCTTTCTCTTCCCCGAACGGCACGGTTCGCCGCTGGTCCCTGGCGCTGAAGAAGGGCGTTGCGTGGATCCGTGGCTACGGCTCCGGCACGGACTACGTGGTGAACCAGGCCGTGGGCATCGGGGACGACGTCTTCCATGGCTGGGTGCGGTTCCGCCTCTGGGTCCGTGACTCGGAGACGACGCCGGGCACGGTGGAGTGGCGCGCGAACTGGCAGGACGTTGGCGGTGACGCTGGCGGCTACGGCTCCTCCTACACGGGCACGGCTGGCCGTCTGTCGTATCTCACTGCGAAGTGGGGGCCACTGACGGAGGGCTGGGGCATCGGCCATCTGATGGTTCTGGCGACGGCGAGTGACACGCTTCTGAACGGGTCTGACGACGCGTTCCATGGCGAAACGGCCTGGGAGCGTCTGCGCCGCCTGGCCTACGAAGAGAAGATTCCCCTTGCCCGCATCCCGGGTGAGCTGGAGCCGGAGCGTGTCGGCTACCAGCGTCAGGACACGATCCTGAATCTCCTGGACGACGCTGCCACGGCTGACGGCGGCATGTTGCTGGAGGACCCGCGCAGGGTCGGCCTGATCTACCGGGACCGCTCCTCCCTGTACACCCAGGAGCCGAAGCTGGTCCTGTCGTACACGGCGC